TTCGCCTGTCTGAGCATCATAGACTAGTTTATTTTTATATTTCTGCATAATCTCACGAAGATATTGCTCCGCTTTAATTTTTGGTAAGTTACCAACATCAATATAAAAAATTCTACGTTCTGGCGCGCGAGAGATGCGATAAATGACTGTTGCATCTTCAAGCATTCTTAATTGATTCAATGGACGAATTGCTTTATGTAGATAAGATATAATTACTTTACCTTCACGATCTGTTAATCCAGAATGCACATAGCAAATAGAATCTTTTGCAATTTTTAAACCTTGATTTGCATCTCTTGCAAATCCGACATTTGAATACACAAAATATTCAATTGGCTTTACATATGCACTAGATGATAATGGTGTTCCTTTGTTTCTTGGTATTTCTCTAACTTTTCGAATTTTTCTTGGATCAATGTATCTAACTTCTTTGATACCTAGTCTTGGATTTTTTTCATCAATTACCATATGATAATAAAGTCTACCATCAACATACCAACGTCTGAAAACATCATACGCTTGGTTGTTAAAATCGAGCAACTTCATAACATGCTCGAATTCTTCTTTTATTTTTTTCTTAATGGTGTCTGGCTGTTTCATGTTCTCTAAAACAATTGAAACAGGATATCCATCTTCTTGATAGACTATGGATTCATTAACAATATCATCAATTGCAATATCGCATTCGGCTTGTGTTGCCATTTCACGATATCTGCGAATTAATTCGGCGTCAGTTTTTACTTGACCTTCTAAATCAACATAGGTTCCATAGACGCCACTACCAACGACAGATATTGCTGCATCGTCTGTGTCTGTTGGCGGCACAAAAGATTTAGCACTATCTTCTTTTTGCGGATCGTCTTTACCTATCTTATAACCAAAAAGTTTTATTGCCATTTATTCTCTCTCATAAAAATAGGGGGCGTAATAGCCCCCTATTAGTGAACACTATTACGCAACTATATTTATGTTGCGAAATAACTCAATTATACAACGGTGTAAGAAACATAGCTATATTGGAAAGTCACTGAAAATTCAGCAATCGCATCAGTAGAATCGTAAGACAAATCGATTGCAGAGATGTCAGTAGGAAAAGAATCTTTTAAAACGTAGAGACCACTAGCAACATTACTTCCAGAAACATCAAGTTGTTGAACTTCAATGTTTTGTTTATAATCAGTAATTGAAGATTTAGTAAGAGACTCGAAATTATTGGTTGCTATACCACCTATCCAATTTTCGAAAAATTTTCTAACCCCAAAAGATTCGTCCGAAATAAAGGTTGCCGTCCATTCACCATACGTTCTATCACCAGGCAATTTCATTCTTCTTCCACCCTGCAAAGGAATTTCTACAACACCAATCGTAAATGCTGGAATTGCCGCAGCTTTGCATAGTATAGCATACTGAGTTGCATCTGGTGCGGTTCCAACCAAGGCAGTTGTAAAACTTGGATTTGCTAATGTGGACGGTTTTCCAAAAATAATTTTAAAATTGTTAGGTCTAGAACCTTGCTCTAATGCAGTTTTAAATTGTGATAGTTTAAATGCCATTTTTATTCCTTTCTTTATGCCGTTGTATGATAATCATACACCCATGTTACGGTGTATTCGGAAATAGCATCTGTACTATCGTAAGATAAATCAATTGCGGAAATATCGCTAATAAAACAATTTTTTAATGTATAAGTAATTGCCGCAGTTTCTTCAAGGCTGTTTGCCTGATACCGAAATTGCTTCACAGTGACATCTCCCAACTCTCTTTTTCCTGAAGACAGATTGCTATCTTCAAAAGAAATGTTTGCCGCAGCACTCTGCAATAATTCGAAGCTCCGTCTGGTTGAATATTTTGGATCTAAAATAATTGTTGTAGTCCATTCAGCAAAAGTTCTATCGCCACTAACTTTATATCTTCTACCACCAGACATAGGAATCTCAATGATTCCTATGGATGATCCTGGCAAGGCTGCTGCTTTACATAAAATTGTTATTCCAACACCTGGCACATTTACTTCGAATAAGTTAGGTCTAACGCCGCCGCCTATCAATTGTTTTATGGTACTTAATACTGTTAAGTTGGCCATTATTGTCTCCTTTTATGTCTCGTTGACCTTATTTATCCTTAAACTTCGGCAATGTTAGATGCGCCTCTAACTGAAACGAAATTAAGTTGAATAAAGTTAATCGATGAAATTGGGCGAACAAAAATGTCAGCAACAAATTCATTTGCTTCAGTAACGGCTGGCGGATTATTGCTTTCGTCGCAGACAACTCTGAATTCTGTGATGCCTCTTCCACCAACGACACTTCTTAGATATGGCTCAACAGCATTCAAGAAAGCCTCTCTAGTTTGTGCATCATTCTGTTCAAATAGAACGTTACCAGCAAATGCGCCGATTGATTCTCTGATGGTGATGAACAATCTACGAACATTGATTCTATTGAACGAAGAGTCGGTTGTTACGAAAGTCTTATCGCCAAATAGAACTGTTCCGCGTCCAGGCTGTGTAAAGATTGGGTTTACGCCGCGCTTATAGAGAAGGTCTCTATTTGTTTCGTTTGGATTCCAAGCAAGTTTAACTGAATTTAGAATGTTTCCATTTGTGTATCCAGCAGGTGAGAACCATGGTGCACGATCTCTGTCTGTTCTTGCTAGCAATCCTGCAACATCAGCATTACATGGAACGTAAACATAATTGTCTAGGTATTTGTTGTACTGATATTTCCAGTTTCCATCCATGATACCGTATGTTGATGCGGTGACAGTATCAGCAAATGCAATAATGACATCTACTTCATCACCTGCATTGTTAACAACATCAGTAGATTCTGGAGAGAAGCAAACAACAAAGTCTTTGCGATCTTCAGCAACACCAATTGCATAGTTAATTACTGTTGCGCTAGCCGATCCCATTGGCATGACAGAGATTGGAAGATTTGATTTATTTTCAAACAATCCAAGAGCGGTAATCTTCTGACCGTCTGTTGGTGAAGCACCATCTGCGCCACCGGCAAGGCTGTAATTTTTGACTCCAGTGACTGCGGTGAATGTTAATCCACTAGTAAGTGCTGAACCCCAATTTGTTCCTGCGGCATCTTGATCCATCCAACGAACATAGTTGGAACGATCATTGATAACATTCTTATAGTAGTTATTTCCACCATTTGTAGTTTTACCATCAGAAGCTTTTGACACTGCGGAAAACTTTTCTAGAAGAGTATTCTTTGTTCCTGTGATAAGACCGTCTTCATCGACAACAACAACGTGCATTTCATCATTTGTTGAACCTTTTGATGCTGCAAATGTTGATGTTCCTGGTGCTTGATCGAAATTGCCGAAAAATTCCCAACGTCTAACTGCCGATCCGCCTGTTGCGCCAGTCAAATGCTTTGATGCTAGTGTAAAATGTGTTGCATTTGTAATTGATGCGACTGCAATCGAACGACCGCCTAGAACAACAATGTCACCAACAACTAACTGAGTATTGGCTGATGAACCAGTTCCAACAACTGTTGTACTGCCTGCGGTAACTGTAAAGGTTCCAGTTAGATTTGACTGCCATGCTGATGAACTTGGGCATGTAGAAACTTTTAGTGAGTTTCCTAGTGCGCCAGGATACTTTGCTGCCCATGGTCCAACATCGCCCGAGCCGCCAACATAACTTTCATATGCTGCATCATTCTTGATTGAAAGACCTGTTCCCGCAGTTCCGCCGCCTGTGGTAGCTTCAGCAGTCGCATTCAGAGCGCCTGTTGTATTTGCGGCACGAACAACTTGTAGTGATGCACCATATGCTAAAAAGTTTGCAGCGGTTAGAAAGTCAACTGCATTTGTTGCATTGGGTGCGCCGAAATTCTCTACTAATTCAGTTTCGTTTGTAACTAAAACTGCCTGGTCAACTGGACCCCATCTAAATTCCCCAGCAAAACCACCAGTTATGGTACCAGCAACACGAACTGATGAAATTTGATCAGTTTCTGTGACTTTGATTCCTGGTGAGATTAAATTGATTGCCATTTTCTTCTCCTTGATTTATATGTTATATGCTTCAAAAATTGTTCAATCATTATTATTCTTTTTTATTTATAAAAAACGAAATCTTCATCTTTTTGCCAAACTTGGCCTGAAGCATCGGTAAAAGTTTCTTCTTCGTGTCCCGTTGATATAATACCGAAAGGAGTCATTTCTTCTTCAATGTCTTGAATTCTTTTTTCATATAATTCCTTGCGTATATTTATATTTGTAAGGTCTTTGAAATACGGGTTGGTAGTGAGCCACGAAAATAAAACTAATGGCATAACTAAATCATCGTGATATCCTTCGTCGGCAGCGTAACTGTTTTTCTTTTGAATAAATGTAGATATTTCAGATATTGTGTCTGCGTCTTTAATCAGAAGCATTTTGCCTTCGACTAAAGATTTAAAGTTCGAACATCCAATTCTTTTGATTTTTTTGTCTGTAATC